GATTAGCCCCTTGTAGGTATCAGTGAGAGCTTTCATCATTTTCGCGCCGTCCTGAAAACTGAGTTCTTCGTCTGGTGCTACACCCTCAACGCTCGTAACTTCGCGTAACATTCTCTCTACTTTACGGTGATTATTGGCCGCCGATGCTGCCTGGAATTCCAAGAAACGTTTTGTATTCCATTTGGAAAAGCTCACAACAACATCCTCAGTATCTATGTCTTCGGCTACTGCCCGGAGGGTCTCATGAATGGTACGTAAAACTTCTGCACCATCCTCGACACTCAGAGCCATGATGCCTTCCTCAAAGGGGGTCTCATAGTCCCAGCCAATAAGTAGCCTATCACCCATCTCATACTGGGCCGTTAAATCTCCTGAAAGGATTGCCTCCAGGAAAGCATTGAAGTCGGCATACGACCAGTTATCAACGAACATGCGAATTTTTTTACTCATAGTATTAGTGTTCTCCTAGTTAGATTATCCGCGATAAACGGTATTCGGGGGTACAATCCATGCACCCTGGCGCATACCGGAAAGTTCTTTCTCGATTTTGTCATGGTCGGGGAAGCTCTCAGATACCTTCTCAAGCAAAGCCTGCATAACAAAGTGTTTCTTGCCAACGATTTTGCCCTGTTGGTAAACATAAACATAGCCCCACTGTCCCTCGAAGATAGCATATTCCCAGTCCAGATCGGAAGCCTTGAACATGCTCATATCAAAGGATACAGCCGACGCAACCGCAATTTCCATGCGTTCGAATTGGTTGATCGGGGTGACATCAGTCGTCTCAACAGAGCCTTCCCAGCTAAACTGAGAAACTTCGTCAGAAAGTGTGATGAGGATACTGCCCTGTGTGGTGACTTCTGTCACCAGATTGGGGTCTGCTGTGGTGTTACCTGTCAGGCCATCAATATCCACAATATCAATCGTGTACCACAGATTGACGATAGCCGTCAATGTGATGTCCGTAATGAGCGTGCCTGTGGCGACAATATCACCAGCCGTCAGGTTGTCCAGGGCATCCAGGGCAGCGTTAATCGCAGTAAGGTCTGTAGCGATTGTGCCTGTCATGGTGATGGCCGCTGTGGTCTCACCGTTGACGCGCAGCTTGAAAGTACCTCCAGTAATGTCTGCATGGAAATAGAGGTGCTGAATATGCGTAGCAGCAGCACCGTGCGGTAAAAACTGAATGACCAAATCCTTACTGGTCAGTCGTGTAGTTGTATAAGGCATTATTATCTCTCCTAATTATGAGACAATTTAATCTGGTAGAAACCGCCTACTGTGTAAGTCTTGGTGTTTTCTACAGATTTGTTTTCGAAGATTGGTAGACGCTCCTCCAACCAGTGGTAAGGTGGGGCATCTGGATAAGCGGTATGAATAGGCATCATTCTGTGGAGTTGGCTAACAGCATTGGCCAGAGCCAAAGCAGTTGCCTTATTAGCAGTAAACCCTGAGACCTTCCATAGGCTATTGCTGGCCTGACTTTGTGTATCGTTGTCGAACCCACCAGATAAGTGAGTGAGAACAATATACGGTGCTCCTATCTTATCAGGCACATCCTCCCAAAAAATTTTATACTGACCTGCTGCACCTTCAAGTTCGACCAGACCAGTAATCGCAGGAATGGTCAGCAACGTGTCCCGGAGAATGGTACTCTCGATAACTTGCAGTGCGTCCATTATTTTAGTTTCCTCTTGGCTAGGTCAGGATAAATTGCAGATATACGCTTAATGGCTGGCTCAAGAAATGGCCTATCCATTTCATTCTCCAGCACTGGTGCGTAGTTGCCACGCCCCTGTGGATTATTACCATCCGCAGTATCAATACGAACAAACTGCATCGACACATTCTTGCCTTTGGCAAAACGCCCCAGAACATCACGCGGCGTTCTATCCTTCTTCACTGAGCTATCCAGGTTGCCTGTCACTACCGCAGGAGCATTGCCCTTGCTGGATGGCGCACTGGATGACCAATGACTACGAATATCATTCACCAGGATTGTAGCAGCCTCATCCACAAGACTATCTGCCTTTCGTTTCTTGTTCTCTTCAATGCGAATGGCAGTCTTATGGAACTTCTTAACTCCTCGGAATTTAACTTTTATCAAGATCGACACCTCCTGGAAAAAAGATACCTGCTTCCACAGTTATATCAAAAGCGGATGCTGCCTTCAGTTTCCTGATCTCATAATAATCCCCATTGAGAATTACTGTATCAGTCTCGTCTATGTCTACATCATAAGGTAGCTCCAGATTGTAGTTATCAATCACTACTTCCTGAAACCTAGCATTGCCTGGTCTAAATGCCCTGGAAATTTCTATGTTACAAGGTATGTCGGTTGATCCCTCGTATGAGCGTAGACTAGGAGCAGTCTGCGTAAGAATACCTGAACCTGAAATAGTTTGATTAGTACCTATAGCAGGACGTAGCTGACATATATCCCTCATTCCACTCTTAATCACATCTCTCATGAGGGTCAAAGTGGTTGTAGGTGGTCTCATGGTCGCCACTTTCTCCTATGTCGCTTGATCGTCTTGTTGCGGTAGTACCTACCCCTATCTACGCAGTGAGTATACTCCTGTTGGAGATTAACTTTATTACTACCTGCCTTGAAATCTATGTAGTGGACACGTTGATTGGCCTTCTGTTCCCAGAGGTCTGCTAGAGCTTCCCACATGTTGATGACCAGGGCCTCAACATAATAGTAGTCGGTAGTAAGAGCTTCAGTAAAGACTAACTCCCCCCTACCCTGCTCCAGGGTGTAGCTTGTAGACACTACTGTACCCCCAGATGTGTACACAACTAAAGTAGCTGTATCCAACCTATAGTGCCGAGGTAGATCAATGACAAATGTAGTGTTATCAGAGGTAGAGGCATTCAACCTCACTCTGACACGTTTTCCTAGAGTATCTAGGATTGCCTCTAGCTGGTCATCAGACCAGTAGGTAACACCCTCGAACACATCTGTATTAGAGGCGTTACCATACTGGCGTAAAAAACGAGTAGCTTGCAGAAGAGAGGCGCGTACTGACATGCCTCACCTCCTATTATGCGCCTACAGCAAACGGGCTGTTGGCGGTTGTTTCGATGAACATACCAAGCTCAGGCGACCACTTGCCCACACCATATTTCATGTATGCGCTGTACTCGGCTGTACGTCCCTGGAATACTGTTTCGAAATGGCTCTTGACGGCTTCACGAATGTCAAATGCGAGGGCATCAGGATAGAACATGAGAGACTTGGCAGAAGCTGAACGTTCGTACAACTTGATACCCAGGCTCACACCATCGCTATCCACAATGTTACCGCCCAGGCCTGTGACCAGATCATAGGCGGATTTCTGGAGAGCTACATAGTTATCCAGCGTGCCATCTTCATCATACTTCACGGCAACGCGAAGTTGACTGTCATCGTCCAGATACAAAGTAGCCGGAGGGGTGATTGTGATGTCATTATTGGCCGAACCTGTTACAGTCCATGTACCATTACCCGTGAAAGTCAGAGCTTCCAGAGCTGCCTTGATATTGGTAATCATCGTGGCCGGAGTAGCACTGACTGTGATTGTAGCAGTGATGTGTTCACCAACAGTGTTGCCATCACTAATCTGCAAGCGGAAAGTACCCCCAGTACCATCCACATAGGCCTTGAAAACAACCTTACGTGGCATCAGGTCTGCAATCGCCAAGTTCATACCGCCGAAAGTCGGCAACGTGAAGCTGGAAATAGCCTGATTACGGAAGTCCAGGTTAGTACCACTGTCCGTGCCTGTGAATTGGATCAACTTCTCCATCACAGGTAGTGCTTGATAGGGATGAATGACATGGTATAGTGTACCTGTGCGCCGTCTGTTATTGAAAACAGTAGCGCCCTGTAGCGGTAGAGCTAGGCTGTAGTCAGTTGCAGCACTGCCTAACGTCCCACCAAAGAAGGTACTGAGAGCAGTCTGAAACAGGTCACTCTCAACACGAGCGCCAATACCTGCACCCAGGAATTCAACCGTATCAGCTATGATGTCTTCCAGGTCGGTACTACGCCGTCTGTCAGAAATACGATACCTATCACCGATTTCTTTTGGCGACAGCTCCCCCTTGCGGGTACGCTGCACTGTGGTGTCAGGAATTGCCGTGTCCTCAGAAAGGGCAACAGCTCGTCTGCTCGGCAGATATTCTGACCATTTACGGACGTTCCAGCCCTGCATGTCGGTTAGGACTTTCACACGCGGGGCCATCGCATACTTGGCGAACACGTATTTCAACGCCATATGTTCGATGTGAGGAATGAGGTCAAGCCCACTCCCAAAAATATAATCTAAGCCTGTAAGGGCCATAATAAGTTTCCTTTTTCCTAGCTAGTGTCTTGGTCTAAGCCCAAGCTCTTATAGACATTCGAGATTGTCCCATCCAGATCAGACCCCTGATCTCCTGGGTCTCCCCCGTCTGTGTCCTCGAAACCATAGGCACTCCTACCCAGGAGTTCAGCAGCAGCTTCGGGGTCGTTACTCTGTTCCAACAGAGGTAAGGCCTCCTTCTTCAGCTTGTGCTTTTCCATAATTGCGGCGAGTTCAGTAGTGCGTGCTGTAGCTACTGTACGAGCATCTACATCACGTTTATCAATAGCAGCGATAGCCGCATCAATGATCTCCTGCGAGGTCATTGTGGGCGGAGTAGGCTTTTCAGTCTCCTCTGTATCGTCCTCTGGGGGATCATCAACTTCCAGCTCTTTAACCTGGGCATTCAAAGCCCTGATCTTTTTACGCCGCTTGATGTCACTGTCCTGAACTTTCTTGTAACGGGGGTCGGCAAACATCTGTTCGTCAGTAACCTCAACACTCTCCACCAGGATATATGTTACGTTACCATCGTCATCAGTTTGCTCTGCAAAGTAGTCCACCACTTTGTTATTTCCTTTCTGCATCCATGCAGTTTACGATTAGTTCCTAGACCTCAATTTGGGTACAAACAGCCATCAAATCTATTCGACATGAGTGTTATTTGTGGCTCAGAAATATACCTGTTAGTGAAGTCTAGGGAGGTTAGAAATAAATACTATTCTTAATAAGCATTATTCCTAGTAAGAAACGTCGGAAACGCGCTCGATAATCCTGATCGTCTCCTGGTCTACATCTAGTACAAAAATACCTCCAGTTGCTGGTTTCCAGACAACATCGAAGTAGTATTGACCGATGTCTATATCTGTCTCATCAGGGGACAGGGTGAAGATTGCAACACCATTGGCCCCATCGGTTGCGACATCTGCTGTCTCTTGAGCAACCCCAGGATCATCATCGTCTTTGTGGGCCTTAACCGTCATCGTCATTACGTCGCCGGAGATGTCAATAGGGGTATCATCCTCAAGCGTTAGTGTGAAGTGTATCACCCTCGTCGTGCCCTGGGGTATTGCGCTGATCGACATCGGCCTCCCATCCTTCCACTGGTACTACTATCAACTGAGGACGAACCTGCACTATTACGCCCATTTGTTCAGGCTGTGCTACTGCTTGCAGTTGATGACCATATTCGGCTACCAACTTATTATATGCTTCTACGAACTGCTCTAACATTGTGTCTCCCTTTTATACGTCTGTCGCATCGGCAAAAAACGCCAGTGCTTCGTTCACGTCCTCTTCTTTGGCAGCTTCCACTACTGCCATTCTCTTCAACGCCTTGTAGGCCTCTTTCAATGAGATATTCTTCATGACATCCTCACCATCCTTATAATTCTCATTATGGAATTCACCCGCAAGATCGACCTGAAAACTAGCTACTGGGGTGCTGCCAGCTTCTCTGGCCGCCTCGTCTACATACGTACCAACAGTACATACTGCATCCAGACGGTCATAATTACAGTTCAACTGCAACACACGATGATAAGTACCATCTACCCCCATCGGTGTGCTTTTAACCTTCTGTAGCGCCATTATGTTTGTTCTCCTCTAGCTGTAGAAATCAGGTGATTTTTGTTTCGTTCCAATATTTGTTGACTGATAGTGAACATCAGAATAATGGACAAAGGGGTCTTGATCTAGCGTGTCCGCAGCATCTGTGCTGTCTCGGTATATCCTGATGATTAATACGCCATCAGGCTCAATGTCGTTACGGTCTAAGTGTGTTGCGTCTCCGCCATCGTTGGTGATTGCCACCTCTGCCAGCATCTGCCCATATTGTGTTGTAGATGCTTGCTGTACCTCATTTTGGGTGATTGGCGCATTGAAGGGGTCGCCTGCGCCTCCAGGTGTACCATGTGCCTTAGCGTAGGTGATGTCAAAATACCACTTCACATACCCGCCACTATCAATCACTGCCTGCGACCAATGCGTATGGATATGTAGATCAGTCCCAGGTACATAATCATGAGGGATATGATACTGTAGCCAGGCTTCGCGGAATTGGGGGCCACTCGTGAACCTGTATTGCCTGATCGACCCCCTGTAAGTTACCCACTCAGGATCGTTAGAACCAATAGTTTTAATAAAGATTTCACCAAGCAGGTCACGCCAGCCATAAGTGGGTGTGGTCGTATCGACCATAATACCCCTGCCCTGTGCTTTGTCTAAGATGACATCGCCGTCAGGATCAATGGCTGTCAGAACTGCGCCTGATGAGTTTTGCCACTCTTGGAGATTACTTGACTGGCTGGCAATGGCCTTGACAATCAGAGGTACGCCGTCTACAGCCTGGGAGTGAATAGTTAGCCCCGCACCAGCACCTATGAATAAGCCATAAATAAGGGGTGTAGCTGTGGTGGAGTTGGCTATGTAGAGGGTGTTAGAACCTAGCTCGTTATAGCCAGCTTGAAAACCTAGTGCTACATTGCTGTTGCCTGTTGTGTTGGAGCGCAGCGCCAGACGACCATTCGCAGTGTTGTTGCTGCCTGTTGTGTTGAGGTACAGCGCCTGACGACCATTCGCAATGTTGCTGTTGCCTATTGTGTTGGAGCGCAGCGCCTGATAACCAGTCGCAGTGTTGCTGTTGCCTGTTGTGTTGAGGTTACCAGCTCCACCGAAGAACTGGTTAGTGAGGTCTGTGCCTAATGACGAACTGATTTTACCATCAGGGCTTACACTGCTTAGGGCTGCGCCCGAAGAATTCTGCCACTCTTGCAGGTTCGCTGTTTGGGATGCTGCGGCTTTGACTGTTAGGCCTACTGTTGAAGCTGTGAAGCCGTTTATTAGGACGTTGCCTGTAGCATCAATCGTTAGTGCTGTTACATTAGAACCAGTTCCCAATGTTATTTTTCCCGCAGCGTAATCAGTTGATATTTTCAAGTTATTATTACTTGAACTTTCCATTCCTACAAATCCAACCCTACTCGTATTATTTCCACGATAAAATTCAACCAGAGTCGCTACTGCTAGGTCTGTGACAGCATTTGAATCTGACATCCTTAGCGTTGGAACTCCACTCTCTATATGTAACTCTTTTTGTGGGCTTGATGTTCCTATTCCCACATTGCCACCATTGGACTGCAATAAAACTGGAGCGTAACCAGATGGATCATTAGAGGCATCTCTTCCTTGCCCACCTTGAAGAGATATTTCTCCTCCTCCACCACCTATTCCACCATAATGCGTTGTTTTTGAACCACCAATTAAAGACAACACACCAACACCTATGCCATAAGCTCCATTTATATCAGCCGTTCTTAATATAATATCTGGAGCACCATTTCCAGTTGCATAATTTTTAATTATTATATTATCATTTGATTCTGCCCCAGCAGCAGGAGTCAGATAAAGAATATCTCCTTGATAATGTAAACCTGAGTATGGGTCTGTCCCAATCCCAATATGACCATCTTTGTCAACTACAGTAAGTGCAGTACCACTCGAATTCTGCCATTCTTGCAAGTTTGCTGTTTGGGATGGGGCTGCTTGGATTATTTGAATGGGAACAGCAACATCTGCACCCTTGATATGAAACTTGGCATCAGGAGCTACAATACCGATACCAACATCGCCATCAGATGTTAGACGCATTTTTTCACTACCAGCCATCTTAAATGACAGATCAGTGTATGTATCAAAATTTATAATGCTTCCATATGCGCCAAGAGTAAAATACTTGCTTTCTTCACTTTTTGTCCCCAGTTGTAAGCGCGGCCCGTTACTAGGGTCTCCTAGTGTAAACGCATAAGCACTAGAGATGCTACCCCCCAACACTCGCAGCCTACCACCGACGACCTCAAATAATTCTGTTGGAAAATATTCCTCTCCAGCAAGATCGACACCGACAGCCACATTGCCAGAAAAATACCCACCACCTAATGGCTTAACATTCGCCACCATCACCCCACTACTATCGTGCATCTCAAGCAAATTCTTGGTCGGGTCATCATCTGTACTCTTGAGGATGAGAGCTTCGGATGTGGCCGTAGGAACGTTGATCTGTAATGTCCCAGTCATCACATCCCCAGTTGTCAAGACCCAAGCATCATTGCCTACTTTATCGTAGTCAGCAAGCGTTAAGTGATAATATTCATCGTCTGCTCCACCTTGTAGGTCAGGGAACAGATTATGTTTAATGATCGAAATAGTTCCGCCTACCCCAACGTATACTCGATTGGGTGAATAGGTGGACGTAATTGTTTCTTCTGAAATTACAACATTAATATTAATGATACCCACCTATTCAGTAATAAGGGAAGGGGGACAGCAGGATCAAAAGACCCCACTGTCACAAAAGGAGAACACTATTCCCTACTCTTCTATTGTAGCACAAATGTGCTACTCTGTCAAATCCTCTTCTGGCTCAGGAAGGAATTGCTGCTTCCACTCAAACTCGCCAACGATTGCCTCCTGTTGTTCTTTCCAGTTCAGATTGAGGCTGGCAGCAGCGGCCTGGAGTGACATGTAGCCAGCATTTATCGCTATTGCGCTGATATTGACAATTTCGGTCATGTCTGTCGGTAGTGCTGAACCAAACTGCACTTTAATATCTACATCCACTGGGTTCTCTTTGATATGGCCAGTTTCATAGCCCATCTGAAGAACTAACCTCGCTACCCGGGCCAGGGCTTCCCCATAGGATGCCTGGAGCAATACATTTTTACTGATAGCGTCCAGGAACAGAGTACGAACAGCAGCATTAGTCACACGCTGAAGGTCTTTGGCTTCGCCTTTCAGCAATACCACTCTTGCAATGGCCAGATAGGTTTCTATGAGCTTATCCAAAACCTCTGAAACCCCCGCCATGTTGCCTTTCATCTCCATCCTATGTACACGAGCAGCCGCATTTTCAATGGTCATGAATGATCCATCACCCTTGACCTCATCGGCATCTGCCCCAGTAACTACATCTACAGGTTCGGAGTGCTCCCGGACGATACGGTTTCTCAAGGATGCTATGACATTCACAGTGTCCTGGAGGTCTTTTTCCGTAAAGTCTGACAAGCCGTAATAATCGTTGGGATGGGGTAAGTGGGCGAAATCAATAATGGGAGGGATGGTACTGGTATGCTTAACCATCTTACCATCTTGCACAAAACTGCCCTCAGCAAAACCTATCATATCCAACCAAAGCGGAGGTGTACCATGCGGAGTGGGCGCGTTGAGAACCTTATCCACATCATTGTGGGCTGCCTGTGCTTTATAAGTGTAAATTTCCCAGTGAGTATCCTTATTCACAAAATCCCGGATATAGGCAATTTTACCCACGAAATATCTCATCTCGTACCAGACTATCTCAGCAGTATCATCGGCTTTCCAGAATACAGTAACGCTGGTGGGGTCTAGTGATATAAATTTCGGGAATTTCTGAGTATCTCTCTTGTCTCTGTGTACAGGCTTTACCCGGACAAAACCATGCCCAGCCAGAAATGATCGAAGCCCAACTTTATACAGGGTCTTCAACCCCCCATTATGTTCAAAGAACTGGCGAATAAATGTCTCAGGTGCTGTCTCTTCGACACTACCCGTATCTATTACAAATTTAGGAACTTCGGGGAACAGAAAAGAGATGGTACGGTCTGCTGTCATTCTCACCAGATTTATCCGGGTGTTATCATCCGGTTCGTCTGGGTCTGTATCCAGGGCCTCATCGTGCTTACCTGTGTAATAGTCTACAGCAGTAAGGTAGGCCTTCCTGCGGGCCGTTCTCTCTTCCTGAACAGTGGAAGCGAAGTTATTGCGGTCTGGATTTGTTGCGGGAACGTATTCTATTGCGCTCGGCATGGAAGTTCTTACCTCCTCCTTTGAATGGGTTTTTCTGGGATTTCTTTTTACCTTTAGGCAGTCTGAACTTTTTACGTTTTGGAATGCCTTTATACGCCACATATAACGCAGTGACAGTATCGTCATGGCAGCCGTTAGCAGCGTTGTAGGTAATACTGTCTGTACGAGCTGTGCGTTGCCTCTCATAGGTATTCATCTCACTGGCTTGTACCTCACCATATTTGCTCTTACGTACAAGCAACTTGAGACCCCCGTACTCCACATCAGCAGCCAATCTCTCCACTAACTGAACTTTTAGATCATGCTGCATATACAGTGCCTTCAGCTTGAGACCTCCAGCAACCTCTTCTTCCCCTGTGGTGACAGGAGACATCATATGCCAGTCCAGGGCAGTAATATCCTCCCCTTGAAGAGCCAACTTGAGGAGATCATAAAGACCTTCACCTATTCCGTTACGCTCGATATGAGTAATCACAGGTTGCCAGAGCTTCAGAATAGTTACAAGTTTTAGGATAACCTTGACAGTACCCACATTGGTGATAACAGCACCCCAAACTTGCTCCCTGGTGTACTTATCTAAAATGGTAATGGCAGTAGCATCTGTGGTATGTCCAAAATCAATGCCAGCAACATATTGATGCCCTTGTAAAGGCCCATCCAATGGCTGGATACACATAGCCTTTTTGAGACCGGAAAAAACCCCTCCCTTATCATCAAGGAATTCAGCCATGAATTCCTCTAACCATTTCAGTTCGGGCATTGTCTCCTTGAGTTCCAGGAGTAATTCTTCATCCTGGAAAGGAGCTTCCAGAGAAGTCATATGCCAACTTCTATAGAAATCGTTATCCTCTTCATTGCCCATATTGAACAGATCATAGACCCAATTTTTACCATTAGGCGTTGTAGTAAAGAGAGCTTTGCCCCTGGAGGCTGTAATCATGGGGAGGCACACTGAGTACCACACATAATCCCCACGTCGGTAAAAAGCTGCCTCATCAAGGATGAGAAGGTCTACTGTGGGGCCGCGTAGATTATCAGGATCAATAGCGGATCGAACAGCTAATACCCCACCACCATGAAAATGAATTTCCTTCTCATTACGGGAAATACGTTTGATAGGGAGGCCGGAAGCATCCAATAGCGCCAGCATCTCATTCCAGTGTGTCCTGGCAGAGGGGATCGTAGGCGAAATCCACATCACATACTTGCCCTGATTAATCGCATTATCCAGAGAAATATAACGGGCCAGCCAGGATTTACCCGACTGCCTACCCAAAATAGCTATGAAAAATCTATAAGGTTTGTTTCTTGAATTGAGGATTTTGTTATTGATGTGGTCTACAATGTCTTGCTGGAGAGGATAAGGTGTGAAACCAAAATCTACTTTATAATGTTTAGCTATTTTGCACCTCCTCCAATCACAAACACTATGTCATCATCTTTACTAGTATCAGGAATAGTCTCACGAATAAACCCAGTAGGCATAGAACCCGCACGTCTTGCTAGATCATCCTTCTCACGCAACGCGGCAGCGAGGCGTTTGATTTCCAGGGGATCAGGGTTCGTTCCTGCATCCATCTTGTCTTTCATATCCCCCAGTGTCCTGTCCAGGATTTCATTGAGAACGGCAAGCTGGATAGTCAGTGATTGAGTAACAGCCCTCCGATACTCTACAAGACTGGCATCTCTGATCTCAATGGAAGTCCGGGCTTTGTGGCTGTCATATGCCGCCACCCTGTTACCCCATTGGTATTTAGCTGACCATTTCTCAAGTTGTTTCTGATCTTTATAGCCCAGCTTTATGCCAGCATTAAAAAGCGAACGGCTCTCACCCTTCGCTCCAAAGGGAGGCATCTCCCGGTACAAAATGAAGGCCCCCCATGATTTGTTAGTTTCTTGGCGCAGCCTATCCCAAGGCTGGAATGCCGGAACAGAGTTGGTAGTCATTTGTCGTTTCCAGTGTGATAGAGTTAAATCGGATAAAGCTCCCGTGCTCTGGAGTTGCCCATATTGAGCGCACCCCCACGTCCAAACGTGCTACAAGTGAAGTGAGAACATGTAATGGCCATAGGTATTCTCGTTCACCTCCCATAGTCATATCAGGTGTTCCATAATCTCGAACAATCGGATGCACCCCCAATATCTTATCCACACCATCAATACGCGAACGAGCTACAACACTAATATTGCCAGCCTCAACATAGGCATCTCCTACAATATCCGTAGTGGAGGTCGCTCGAAGGACGTAACAGTTGGCAGGCTCAAGTTCTATAAAAGGTATTCGCAATCCCGCATAGCCCTGAAAATATGTTAAGTCAATGCGGAAACCTGTGCCATCCCGTGATATGTCGGTGTAATTCATTTGAGTTTGATATGGAGAACTATAATCGAACCAGAAGCCCCAATTATCGGGGACAACAATAGCTTTGCCCTCAACGATGAAAGAATTTTCTCCCTGCATACAAGGGTTCGTAAGAAGACAAACACGCCCCTCGCAAGCCTCGCAGACAGGTACTTCAGTTGGTACTGCTTCACGGGTTGGTGTTGGTTCTATGTTATCGACAACAGCCGGGCCACAGGCGACCAGGAATACGATAATGAAGATCAACAATGCAAGCCATTTCTTCATAGCAGGTTTTCTCCTTTTGGTAGTTTACGTCTTATTCTAGTATAGCACGAATGTACTATTCTGTCAAATCCACGTCGTAGATGTCCAAGTCCAGCAGCTCCTTTGGAAGTTTACCCGCCAGGACTTCCTCCTCCATGTGTATTATGGCCATGGCGTTATAAAGAATAGCCGCAAGATGGTCTTCTACAGGGTCGCCCTCTCTCCAGGTCATCATATGCCTGAACATAGAAGAATAGAACCGGGAAACATGCTGCCCCTTCTCCCAATTACGCTCTCCATATTTCTCAGCACCTTTAGTCATGAGGTCGGCCAGCCTCTTGAGACCGTGAGGAGAGATTAGATCAAATCTAGGTTTACCCTCTTCAGTATCCCGGACAGAACCTGTCTCAAACTCCTCCCGTGCCCCACTATCCCGCAAGCCAAATCTATTCAGCATCGTCGTCATCTCCCAGTAATCCCTCTAAAAAGTCGGTAAAACTATCTGCCTCCTCTTCAATCTCTTCCTGGGACTGGGCCAGTGCCACACCTGCTGCTTGTAGTGCTCCTGTTACAGAAGCTGCCAGATCGTCTGGTTTAGTGAAATCCATGCCATCTGCCATAGCCTGACTAAACCCATTTCCGGCCAGAGCGTGCTCATTGATGAACAACCCTAAAATGAATGTAGAAGCCCGCACGGCCATTTCTCTGTCAAATAAACTATACAGTTGACCATCCTCCCGTAAATGGGCCAATTGAACGCTATAGGCATAAATATTAGGCTGGATGTAGATATTGAGATGAACATCACCTTCATCCTCATTATACAGAACATAGGCTGCCACACTGCCTGATATACCTACACTCACAAGCGTGTGTGTTTCCATACTTATCTCTCTACCGTGCCTCAATAACACTGTTGCCACAATATGTCTCCTTTACATATCGAATACAATCATCTAACTCCTCACCCAGCACTATTACCAAATGCAGGTGAGGTCTCTTGCCGATTAAAACATAAAACCTGGGTTGGTTCTGGTATAACACCCATACGGCATAAGCATCCATCTGGATATACACCCCTGCACCAGGAGTATGAGCTGTGTAGAGCTTATTGTGCTCCACAGCATAGTAATGTACTCTTACCCCTGGAAATTCCCTCAGCCCCATAAACAGAGGCAGAAGGGGCCAATATTCTCTTATTCGAAGTTTTACCACACGTCCTCCTCTACTTGAACAATATTAAGAGCAGTGCCCAGGTCACACTTCTCCTGGGCCATGAAGTCCAGAACCTCATCCTGAGTTTCTCTGGACAATGACTTAAAGGCCTCACGAGAGGCTTTGTCCACCAAGTCCTCATAAGCAACAATTTGATCCAACTGAAATTCATCTTCTAATCTCCAGGAGCAGAAAATCTCTGCCTCTTTCAGATTAGCTATATAGTAAGTTTTATCCCTACCACCATCGCCAGTACGCTTTGTTCTCTGGGCAAGCCCTATTCTCCCCAACAACACCTTTGAATAAGCTACAGCCAATTTCTCAGGAGTATCATTGACCAGCTCCCCATTGCGCTTCCGATTAGGAATAGCCGCATACTTCTGTTCCGCCCGAAATATCACCCTATCGTAATCTACACTAACCTTCTCCAATTCATCAAGAAATTTAGTAGCGCGTTCTGTCAAGGTAATCGGAGGCAAAGTCTCGTAAAGATCAGTGAACAGGTAACGGGTAAGCCCCACCACAGCAACCAGAGTAATGTCATTGGAGAGTGTGATAAGGGCTTTAGTTCTATCGGCCATCCAGTGCTCGGCCTCTAGTAATGCTGTATCCTGCTGAAGATATGCTGTAAGGGGATAGATGGAGCGTTCGAACTGGGTTACGATGTCATAAACTTCTTCATCTCTAGCTACCTCTGGAAGAGGTATATTACCCATGAGATATTTCTCTATTTTAGCGTGCATGAGACCTTGAGCTATCTGTAGTGGGGTATAGTCCTCAAAAGCAGGTCTCTCCTGGTCTATAGGAGGTGTGTCTCTCCAGGTTTTAGCTACCTGAGCCAGCATCTTTTTACGAGCTGCACGAGTACCCTGTACGGCCCGTTGAAGTCTATCTTCGATACCCTCGGCCAACTGCATAGTAACTTCTCTGCCATCGGCCTTGAGTAGGTTCATATAGTAGGTACGTGCAGATCGTTCCTGCTGGTTGACATCGCCTATAGCTACTGAAGCTACTGCGTCCCTCGCCTTTGCATTGTCATTCCTAGTACGCCTCTTCATGGAGACTAGCTCAGCTTCTCGATCCGCCCTGGCTTCGGCTTCTGTTCTAACCTCTTCCGCCGACCCCTTATCTAACTCCTCACCCCATCGGTAGTAGCAGTAGACTAGTCCCTGCCTACGGTAGCGGTTAAGTAGCTGTAGGTTATTACTAGGAGGTAGGAAGGTACTTATCTGGACTACCACATCAGCCTCTACATCTGTAATAGAGACCCCACTACCCATAACTGAGTTATAGCAAACTAGATCATACTTGGCTGCCCCGACATTCACATCATCCATAAACATTTTCACTTCGGGCTGACTACCTGTATCACCCGTAATAACTATAGATAGCTTACCCTTGCTGCCCAGAAGACCTAGTTTCTTCATGGTCTCTCGGACTTCCATAGCCTTAGCTGCTGTATCACAGACTACTACTACCTTCTTATCATGTATCAAGGCAGACATGATCTGGTAAAAAGCATCCTCTTCTTTAGCCAGAAACCTAACTGGGGCTTTAGGGGTTATCCGGGTATTCCGCACCACCTGAAGTGTCCTATCAGAGTTGTACAAAGCAACTAGATCATAGGTCACTCTGGACATAGTAGCATCTACGAAATACACATGTCCTGCTCGTTCAATAGCTGCGCGAAGACAGGCCCAACCCTTGCGGGTCTGCATAGGGCTGACATGACTGGTGTGCATCCCTCCTCCGCCTCTGGCGAAATCTCGAATAAGCTGGTCACTCTCCTCCACATAAACCAAACCATACTGCTCCATGTTGTTATCCCAGACTTTCTGGGCGAACGTCTGAAGAGTAGAGACCAAAATAGGAGCTTTTATCAGCTCCTCTCGGTCAAGAATTAATCCACTTTCCAGGTCACGGTACAGCACAGCAGGTAACTTATGGATGTTAACTAACTCCCTGTGGAGACTAGTAGCTAGTTTAATACTCGGCACTAAAATAATGGTCTTGGGTTGCCCCAGTCTATTCCAAATAGTTTTCAATGCGTAGGTCTTTCCAGAACCTGTCTGAGACATCAGAAGCAGGAGATCAGGAAACTCATCAAGGGTCTTCACCCAATCGCTGATATACGTCTCATCTATCTGGTCGGTAAGCATAAAATCCGTGATTTCATAACCTGTGGTGGAAAGCCATCCAGCCTCTCTAGCTAAGGTACGTAGAGTAGCAACCGTAGCTACGGGTATAATATTTCCATTCTCGTCTACCTCACCTATAGGACGTTGCCTATGATTGCCCCACTTGTCCCGGAAAGCATTGATGCCATCCCGGCCATCCGAGAACACCACTTTCGGATGCTCTATGATATAGTTCATGATGTTCTTATCACCGTCAGCCGCATGGTGAGCAGACATCCACATCCTAATCCAGTCATCGTATTCTTTGTGGTCATCCCAATCTTTCAGGACATAGGACAACATTTCTTTGGTAAAAATTACCTTCTTGTTCTGGGAGGTTCTGCCGTACTTCTCTAAATTCTTACGTCCCTGTTCTGTTTGCCATTCGATCTCAGTTTTAGAGAGACCAGCTTGAAACCTTTTGGGCTGGGCAGTGAGCCGCTTATACAGTTCCAGGTTCAATATCCCCGGTTTGCTGTAGCTGCCGAAAGGCAAGGTGACATAAGCAGCTACATGTCCATCCGCCACACCTTTTTTAGTGGCACTTTTGCCTGTATACTGGTTTACACCACCTAGAGAAACTACTTGCCCACCCTCACCGCGTATATCAACGCCTGCAAATGGTGGATTGATGTTATTGAGTAATGGAAGTTCATCTGGGGTCAGATAGTACATATGCACACCATTGCCTGGAGTGCCTAACACAAATGGCGTGGGGCAGATTTCCTGGAACATATAGTAGATCGTAGCGGGGTCTAACCCTCCAGCTTCCATAGCCGAAGGGTCGAGGTCGATTACAATAAGATTATTCGACATCGCACCTGTTACTACACACCAGCCCTCTACGTCAGCTCGGCTCTGGTACTCCATAGCCATCTCTTCAGAATGGAGGTACTTGGTGTTCTTTTTTGTCCAGAAGTCCCAGTGGGGTATTTTAGCCGTTGTTCTTTTAGGGAGAGCATAAAAACCTACTCTCCGAAGTAGGCGGAAATTCTCTAAATGGACATTCGGGGAAAAACAAGGGCGAGTGAAGTTAGATACTGGTTCAGGATACTGTGGGTAATTGCTGTCCAGCGCCATGTATTATCTCCGTTAAAGGTACTCTAGTTATAGATATTTTATGAGCACTGTTGTGGAGCACGCGAATAATAGGAAAAGCCTGTTCCTGGGCATAATAACAGTCGTACCATTTTTGATTATTTTTTGTCGTACCTGCAAACAAGGCTATGAGTACAGCACCTTTGTGAATTGAATACACACGCTTTCCTACCCTGATACCATTAAGTGCAGTACCTAATACCAAAGTGTAAACGTCTCGTGTCTCTACGTTATCAAGGTAAACTGACTTACCTGTGGGGGTTAATTTACCCTCTTCATCGACATACCCCTGACGTTTCAGAGCTGCCACTGATCTGCCATCTGCCAGCAACCCAGTGCTGAGTGCAATCAGTGCTTGAATTTGATTAGAATTCATATTTCCCCCTTGTTATGTTGGTAAGTTTCAGGTATCATATGGAGTATTGATAGCCCACATAATTTATATGGACAACGCACCTCTCCAGTGCGTTTTTTATTTCATCATTACTTAATTATACTGCCCAACCCCCGAAATTGCAAGGCCAATCTCAAAAATACTCTTGACAGGCAAACAATGACATGGTATTGTCTAATCTATCAAACAGTTTGTATGGAGGTAATCTAATGGATTACAGCAGGATTAAAGAAGCAGCAAAACTATACGGGGGATCAGTAACAGACTGGTTAGCACTTGCACCAGCCAATGACCCTTTCTATGTGGGCACTCCAAAAGATATAATAAACGCTCAGTGGTTCAGGAAACTATGGGACACCGCAGGGTACGTATCTGGTATCCACCTGAGACGCGCACACTACTGGGCAGTATCACAGTCGAACCTGCTTCTCCCCAATGGTGAACGGTACGAAAATACCGACAAATGCTGGAAGTTCCTCACCCAGGCTTCGAAAATGTCCCGCTACCTGGGACTGGTGTGTATTGAGGATGTGGTTGACCGCAAGAACCCAGAGGCCCGGGCGAACACCTACTACGCCTATGGAGAGGATGCAGAAGTTACACTAACCATCCCAGAACTGCAATCTCCGGCTATTAACATCTGGAATTTAACCAATGGAGATGCCCAACCTTATCACCTCGAAATCTGGTGTGAAAAATCAACGATGAACGATATACTGCAACCATTGTGCGCCACTTATGGGGCTAATCTGGTGACATTCAATGGTGAGGTATCTATCACCAGTGTCTATGACCTGATTAAACGTGGAGAAGCGGCTGATGGCAAACCTATCCGAATTCTCTACATCAGCGATTTCGATCCCGCAGGCATCTCCATGCCCGTAGCCATGAGCCGCAAAATAGAGTTCATGCTCCAGAAATATGAACACCAGAACTGGGATGTCAAGGTGCAGTCGATCATGCTAACAGCCGAACAAGTGAGGAAATACCAGCTCCCTCGAACACCCATCAAAAAATCCGAGAAACGAGCAGGCAAATTCGAAGAAGCATTCGGTACAGGCGCAGTGGAACTGGATGCTCTGGAAGCTCTTCATCCTGGAGAACTAGAAGCACTCGTAACCCTCCACCTTCATAAATATTACAGTGTAGAGGCCATGTATGCAGTACAGACCACCACACGAAATATTAAAGCAGAAGTGCAGATAGAGATCGACAAGATAACTGCAAAATATGCTACAGAAATTGCAGCTATGCAGAATTATCTGGATGATCTGGAAGCCCTGAAATTCGATATAGTCAAACGCAAAGTGTATAGGAGTGATTACCCCGCAGTAGCTGAGGACGAGGAGGATTTCTTATTCAGCAGTGACCGTAGTTACCCCACACAAATAGCAGCATACAAATCATTCAAGAATGGAGATAACTAAATGAAATCACCACTGAGATACCCCAAGCTATATGGGAGCAGATAATCCTGGTACAGTGGTAGAGAATATGATACCATTATGTCGAGACTGTAACAGCAGCAAGCAAGCAAAGCTACCCGAAGACTGGGCAACACCTGAACTGATCGAACAAGTAGAGGAGTATTTTGACCATGTTAACGAAACTTATGATAGGGATGCTGGTTATCAGTATCATACTCATTATATTCGGTGCGTGGACATTAGCGCAACCACCAGCATACAGTGAAGTAGATTTCCTTTTCATGAAGATACACCTGCAAACCATCTGCGAAGTGCGAATGGATGTAAGCAGGGAAGAATGTAAGGAAATGTTCGATGACATCACTTCCCACATGCCCGACGAGACCTGGGACTGCTATGAACCATACAGAGACGACTGGACAGACCTGCAAAACGGTATGGAAATCATATACTGCATAGTTGAGGAGATGTAACCATGTTGAGGATCGTAACAGTTGACGATGTATTCAAAGGTGTGTATACCAATGACTTGCTGTTAGCTATAGCTGTGATGGAATTCACAGAAGGTGCTGCTCCAAAGGACAAAGAAAATGGAGAAAACTGGAGAACCTTTGAACACGAAGGACAAATCATCCGCATAGAAGTAGTGGAGGTGAACAAATGGGCAGAGACGAGCTAAGGTACAGATGGGAGCACTGGAACGAGCTTTGCATCAGAGCCTGTAAATCAGGACAGAAGCAAGAAGCAAAAGAAGCCAGGTATATGAGAGACCAATTCCAACGAGGAGATCAAATGAACATAGGACAAATCAAAACCAGAGACAACGTAGAAGACTATCTGCACGAATTCGCCTGTACAGACTTAGGCAGGAAAGATCGTATAGTCCTGGCTAACGTTGTGTACAAATGGTGCTTGGCTAAAGCAAAGAAGCCAGAAACACAACTATACCTACAGGTAGGTAGTCTAGGTGAACCTCTAGCTCATCTACGTACCTTAGCCTTCCAGGGATACATCAAACTCTTCTACAAGGTAGGGGTAGCCTACTACGAACAACCTCATCTAAGGCACTGTAGAGACGACCAGTTCCGGCAGGATACCTACTACCTAACCCTAAACTCCAACAAGCTACAGGAACTGATAATAGGCCTCACCACCAACCTAGTTATGGAGGTAGCTATGCAGGCATACCACCTAGCCCAATTCGAGAGCAAGGTAGCAGATGAGGCAGAAAAGGTAGGTGTCGAGTTGGTGGAGACAGCTATTCTGAGTAGCTGGGATGAATACTCGTTCCACTTGACCAGAGGACGGGCAACAGTAGTAGTGGGCAACTTGGGAGTTACCCTACACATCGAACCTTGTATTCTCAAGGTGCATAATCTGATTGCAGAGCTGCTCGACCTGGAGTTAAAACGTATAAAGGAAGACACCAAGTACATACTCCGTATCGACTGGCCATACCTAATCAGCCGAGCCAAGACACTAGCAGGAGGTGCATAATGGAAACACTATATCTAACCATAGGTAGCTTACACCTATTCGGCCCGGAAGCATACGGGTATCAACAGCAATTGTTGAAGATGATTGAACCCCAGGAGCTAGATACAGTAATCACTGTAGTTGCCGTTCCAGCCCACCTTGACAACTGGTACGCCTGCATAGGCTGGCCACACAAGAACCTGCGCCCAGAACGTGCCCAGGAAGCCCTCTGGCAGCCCCGTATACACCCGGAGGACGTAGCCAAATCAGGTGACAAGATCGGTGAGGAACTTGCACGTCGGCTCTTTCCCGAACAGGAAGGGACATACTACCTATGATAGTTTCTAATATATTCACAGAGGAGAGCATAGAAACCCTCCAGGAGCTGTTTCCAGAACTTTCAGAGGATACTCCTGTCCAGGAGGTACAAGGGTTGCAGCATCAGCACGTAGCCATATGGCAGTCTACACACCCGATACAGGGACGAGTAATCGAACTAACCCCAGTGACAGAAACAGCCAATCACTACATGTCCTACTTCCAGGGAGCAGATGTATTCATATGGTGCAAGAAAGAAGAGGTGATAGGATGAAGAGAATAGCGGCTACACTCAAGATCAATGATGTACGTATGTTCGAAGAGAAGTACCAGGGGATAAGTAGTGACACAGTAGTTACGGATACCCCAGAGTTAGCTGGTGTGCAGGATGTAGGTAAGTACAAAGCAGCCTACTTCGCCAATGCAGACCTACTGATGGTGGGGTTTGACAATGAATGAGAAGGTAAAGCGTCTGATCGAAAAGAATACCGGCCATACTGTGGATGAGGTGGAAGTTAATCTTGAAAAACTATCCTGGAAAGGAGAGGATGTAGGGCCCCAAATATTCATCAGATACAAAGGAGCAACCATCTGCTGGAATACCAAAGGCTTCTGGGTAGGCATCCTGGAGTTCAAAGTAATACCAGTAACGGGGCCCCACACACTGGCAGAGCACATCAGAGGGCTAGAAAACCTCTGGGAAATATGCAGAAGTATGCTGGCCGGTAAAACTCCGGGGAAGTTCATAGCAAGAGCAAAGGAGCTGTCATAATGCCCAACAAACAAGAAGCAATACTGATTGATCTAATACGCCACTTCCCGGACATGAGACGGTATGACGTGGAGCAAAGATTACACTCTGTTTCTTTTGCCTTGAAGCTGCCCCTATCTAATGGCGCAACCTGGGGATTAACCAACGACACATTTCTAGCCAAGTATGAGGGATGGTGGCAGGCAACTATCCAGGATCGTACTGCTGGGTATCTGACATACAAGCATGATCGTAGCCTAGCAGTAGCCATCTGCAAAGTGTGGTTGGCCTGGAAGGAACTGCAATCATGAGCGACAATCTGGAAGCACATCTACTACGTAAGAAAAGCAAAGCGATGGATGCCTTTATCGCAGAGTTCGGAACATTGATTGATGGTTATGATTGCGGTGATGGTGATTATATTAATGACCAATGGTACAAACTCAAAACGCAGCATCTGGGCAGTGACAAAAAGGTACTAGAACCGGTGATGTACGTATTCACAATGAATGGAGACTTTGATGCCTTGCTGGAAATGTCCTTTGAAGATGCGGAACGCTATGCTATGCAACATATGGCAGCATGTGGGGAAGAGCCAAATTATCGTACAGCATATGGCACAGCCCCAGAGTATCATACAGTGGATTACGGCACTGATAATAAGAGACACATACCCAGTGCTCGTCACAGTATTTCAACCCTGAGAATTGTAGAGCCTCGAACTTCATTGAAGAGTAATAGAAGTTGGGACTATACTGAAAACCGTGGAGAATTCGCTGAATGGGAAAAATTCACACAGGAGGCAAAGGAGCTTTCGATCAAAGCCAATGGTGGGGACTACTACCAATGGCCATGGCCGATACCAGAAGAGGAGGATCAATCATGATCGACATTTGGGTTGTGAAAAACACAGTCACGGGGAGATACTATCAATACATTGGGAAAGGCTGTCATAGGTGGGTTAAATCTATTCATGCCGGCGACAATTTCTCAACACCTAAAGTGCTTGATATGGTTGATGATCTCAACTGCCAGGGCTATGATGCCATTGAAATGCGTATTGAAAAATTGAACAACCAAACCAAAGGAAAGTAGAAGAATAGTTGAGGAGGCTGAATAAGATGCAGTACACAATAGAAGTTAGCGGGCTGCACGCGATAATCACTGTCGAAGGTGAAGACGAGGAGGACGCATTATACGCATGTCAGGAAGGCTGGGGAGAGAGGCAAATCATATGGGACGACGCAGAATATGATGTGAAGGAGGACAAGGATTAAGGAAGAATTGAGACAACAGCCCCGAAAGGGGCTTTCTTCATTGTGCAAAACGCCGGAAGCACTAGCTGGCGTGTCTCATACTTCGTCTATTAATATCTCCAACTCATCTTCGGCAAATCCTTAGCAAGTGCCTTTTAGAATGCAATAACCGCAAATACAATATCTTATCTAAAAGCGGTTATTGCATTGTTACAGAGAAAATAACGAAAAAGAGTTTAGTAAAAAGGGGCTGAATAGTATGATCTCAGGGCCTCAGGAAGACAACTGTTCTAGGGGGTTCGAACCCATGCTCTACTTAACTTAACATAAGTTAAATCATAAGGAAACAATGCCTAAACTATAGCTTAACCTCACTCATATTATTACATATATAATTATATTATTATTGTATAATAAATAGATCATGCTACACACACACCATACAGCACACACAGTAGCACATGTGTACTACAAACACAGCATAGATGTAGCAATTATTACTAACGATAAGGACGCTTATCAAGAGGTAATATATAGTAATGTAGTATGTAAGGACGTATTGTTCATTATAATAGAGCACCTGTTCTATGGTGTACAGTACGCATCTCTGTTCTAAGCAACGCATATACACTATCATGTAGGTATACACATGGAACACTCTGTACTTCGCTGTAATGAACACAGAGCCACACAGAGCATATATCTATATAACTATCTCATGGTCATTGTGTAGGCTATTCGAGGGCGTATCTGTAAGAAAATAAAAGGTGAATGGTGGAAGTGGCCTAGGGACAAGGCATAATCGGATGTTTGATCTAAGGGCTTAGTGTGTAGGGGCATATAGAGCGCGAAGTTAGACTGGACATATCATTATCTGTTCTTTTACATAAAACAATAGGATAAGCCATACAGCCTACCCTATCATCCCTATCTCTACTCACTATCTTTTAGTTAGTTACTTACCCTCTACCACCTACTTACTTTTAGTTAGTTACTTACTTCTCAGGCCATGCTACCTTGTATCTGTACTCTTCTGCTATCGCCTTCAATTGGTCTAGGGCTTGTTCTCTTGTGTTTGTGTATACTGTAGCGACTACAATAGGGAATATACTTTGCACATTTTTACATAACAGCCTTAAACAAATGGCTTTATGATGAACTCCGCCTTTTTTACTGACTCTCATATCTTTGCGTTTACTGGCGATAGCAAAATCTGACCTAATACCACACTTACAGGCTTGGATCAGTTGTTGTCTATTGTCAACTAATTCCACTCTGATAATGGCTTGATATTCTTGACACTTTGAGCAATATGGGCCAATTAAATTTGTCCACTCTTTTTTATCGCTATTGTAGACATAATTTAGTGCCGTTAGACCATCGTTTACATTGTCGATTTTAAAGGTATGTAGCCATTGGGCCATAGTCAATAGCTTGCTCAAAGGTGGTCGGTCATTCAGAACTTCATTTTTGAGTAGGTGAAACATATCGGCAAATGGCAATTGGTTTGTTTCTGTTTTCTGCATGATATTTTTTACTCCTTTATAAGAGGAAGGGACGGCCACAATAGGCCGGCCCCAGATGCTATTGTGTTATTCTCCCTTTAGTTTTGTTACTGCCAATTCTATAGATCGTCCGATAAACTTGTTTAGGTTCGCTTTTCGTGCGGCCCTTTTTTCACCCCTTGACATATCGGATTGTATAATTTCCTCAATTCTAGCCTGGAAATGCTTGCTAATTTTCTTTCGTTTGTTCTCATGCCGTTGATTTTTAATATCATCCTTGCACGTTTCTACCATATCATATAGTATCCGCCGGCCTTGTTATCATATTCAGTATTACCACTATCTATGGCGTTACCCTCAATTTGTATATGTTCAATGTGTTGAATGATTTCGATTTCTGTTTGGCGTTCCCTCAATATCCGTAGTGTCTCTTCACCTAGACTATTTTCATCCTGTCTCTTATACACATCTCCGAGCCCACGAGAC